AGCCTCCTTTGACTTCTACGAAGCTAACGGCTGGGTACAGGGTAAGCAGGGAAAGCCGCTTAAGGATTGGAAAGCAGCCGTTAGGTATTGGGAACGTACAGGAATAAACGGAAGTAACGATGGAAGAGAAAAAGGAACAGAAACAAACGGCAACGCCAAGGGTAGATCTTCAAGCGTTCAAAGCGATACTACAGAAACGCGCACCCGTCGCAGCACGATTTAGCATCGACGCAAGGCACTACGCGGCAGACGTACCCGAAATGTTGAAACTTTGCTACCAGCGAGAAGTAGAGAAACGCTGCAGGTGCTTCCGGGAAGACGAAGCGACAGAAAGGCACATAGCCAGCGTAGCGAAGTGGCTGACAGGTAGCAGCCCGAAACCCGGACTATTCCTATACGGCAATATAGGCAGCGGTAAAACGACGATGGCCAGAGCTGCGGCAACCCTTATTAACATGCTTTACGGCAACGAATACAGGTACGAAGACAGGAAGGGAGTAGTAACAATTTCCGCGCTACAGCTTGCAGAAGCAGCCAAGACAGAAGACGACAGGAGCTACAGCCGCTTCAAGAATACGGAGCTTCTACACATAGACGACGTAGGAACAGAGCCGCCAAACGTAAAGGTATGGGGCAACGAAGTAAGCCCGCTAACGGACATTCTTTACAGCCGGTACGACCAAATGCTGTACACCGTCATTACTTCCAACCTATACGAAGACGACATAGTACAAAGATACGGCGAACGAATAGCAGACCGTTTCAGGGAAATGTTCGATTTGCTAAGTTTTGAAAACAAAAGCTATAGATAATACAAAAAGACATGGAGCAAACTAAGTGTTATATTTCCGGGCAGATAACAGGGCTAACCCCGGAAGAGTACGAAACCCTGTTCAACAAAGCGGAAGCCCAGCTTAAGGCAGAGGGCTACGACGTGATTAACCCGCTGAGGATTGCAGCCAAGCTACAGGCAGAACACCCGGAGCTGGTAGACCCGGCGACACGTACCGAAGACGAGATTTGGCGCGCCTACATTATAGCGGATTTGGAAGAGCTTGTTAAGTGTAACGCCGTTTACATGCTTCCAAATTGGGAGCATAGCGAGGGCGCAACCTTCGAACACGCCGTAGCACGCGGCCTGCGCCTTCCTATTCATTACGAAGTAGAGCCACAGCACCGGGAAATAAAAGAAGCCATAGAAGCGATTATGGGCGTACCCTTCCGGGTAATTGCTAAAGATAGCAGGAACCGCTGGCACGTCTACGCCCGTATGATTTACGCACACCACGCGAAGAAGGCCGGGAGCAACACCCAGCAGATCGCAGAGGAAACACGACACGACGAAAGCTCCATAGGCTACTACCTACGACACTACGATAGCGAATACAAGTTTAACCGCGAGTTCAGAAACGCAGCCGAAAAGGTGGCTACGATACTAAGTAAGAAGCTTAGCAACCCGAACGTGTTAAAGTAAGACATTATGGCAGAAAAACAGGAAAGCGTAAGCGATTGGATGGCCTTAGCAAAGGCTTACGATAAGGCAGAGAAAGAACAGAAGGTAATACCCTACGTTATTATCAGCCTTTGCAACAAACGGACAGGGGAAGAGCTTTACCGCTACGACATTCCACGCGAAATGCTTTATAGTAAAAATTGGGTTATTTGTTGGAGGGAAGCCCGCTTAATTTGTCAGAACCCGAAAGACGGCATAACGCGCTGCTTTTACTTCTACGACAAAACCACCGGGCTAAGCTTCGGCTTCGGTTCGCTTATAAGCAAGCTAACCAGCGCGAAGGCAAACGCAACGATAGCCGAAAACAAGCTGCAGGAATACCGGGAACGTCAGCAAGGTAATATGTTCTTTGACGAAGAAACCGACGAAATAGCCGGGAAATTCAAAGCTAAGATTTCGGCATACAGAGCTAAAGCCGCCGGGATCGAAGAGCAGATAAAGGCAAAGGTTCAAGAATTAAAAAATACAGCTATATGAGTAACAAGAAAAATTTAGAGTGGCACGTAAATGGTAGCTGGGTAACAGACTACGCCCGCGCCAAGTTCTTAGACAACGGCGATATTAGAACCGACTTAGATTGGCTAACGAAGTGCGTACCGGGTATGCCGGAAGACATAGCCGAACAGGTTATTAGAGGTTCCAAGAAACTAACGGGAACAGACGATTTGTATTTAGCCGATGACGATAAGGTAATAGAGCCTTCCGGGTGGATAAAGCCCGCAGATATTGGCAAGTGCAAATGCGGCTGGATAGCCCCGGACGGTAAGGTTTACGGGTTAGAGACATACAGCGAACAGCAAGACCACGAAAACTTAGCCCGTGAGATAGTGCAACGCGGAGATGTAGCCTGTAGCGACATAACACACGCCTACGGAGCCGTAGAAAGTGCTGGCTACGTCAAGTTTTCGCCTTACAAGGCTTACGCATACGCGAAGCCGGGAGCCATTACGGAAGCCCAGCGCGATATGGTGTTAGCCTTCGTAAAAGCGAGAGGTTACGAAAAGTTCCAATTAGGCGCGAACGCTTTAGGCATGGAGAGCGTAGCCAAAATTAGGAGCATGGAGTTACTACAATTCGCACAGAGATTAACGATATAATTTTGTTCAACTTAAAAACAACGTATTATGCTTAAATTAGAGATTTTAGGGAATATCGGGAACGATGCCCAAGTAAAAGACTTCAACGGTAAGAAGTACATCGCTTTCAACGTAGCGCATAGCGAGAAGTTCAAGAACGCCAAAGGCACAGAGACAGAGCGCACGACATGGGTAAGCGTTCTATACCCAGGTGAAGGCGCGATAGTTAATTATTTGAAGAAGGGAACGGGCGTATTCGTTCGCGGCGACCTTAGCGTTAAGGCTTACCAAGATAACGCCCATAATTGGCAGGTAGGCGTAAACTGCCTCGCCCGTGAGGTTCAGCTATTGCCCGGCGGTAAGCGCGACCAAAACGAACAGGCCGGACAGCAGCCAGCAGCAGCCAGCACACAGGAACAGACTCCAGCACCCGAAGCACCAGCCGAAGGCGGTACTAACGACGATTTACCATTTTAACCCGGAAGCCTTATGGAAGAGTACGGAGTTATTAAAGTCCAGACTACGATAGGCGACATCAATAACGAGGGCTACCCGTTCACGGACTACTACAACAGAGACCAGCTCACGATAACCAGCTACTTAGTACAGGTTAAGAGCTTTTTGTTTTGGCACACGGTAAAGACCTTCAAGAAGATATTACCAGCCGCCCGGTTATTACACCACCTAAAGAACCTTCCCCATGAGTGAGTTAAGCAAGTACACGGATGAACAGCTGTTAGCAGAGTTAGACAGCCGTAGGCAAAAGGCCATGAATAAGAAAGGCTTTGTTAGGTGTAAGGATTGCGTAAAGCCGGGAAAGTGCAACTTATTCAAAAGGCTAAAGGAAGGCGTATATAGAAAGTGCGAAGACTATAAGGCAAAGAAGTAATTATAAAATTCAAGATTATGAACGTAATGTTAAGCAAAACCTTCTTTCCCCAGCACCCGAAGGCCGGAGAGCTTACCGGGTTCCGCGAGAAGGTACTAAAAGGGGAGAAGCGGCACACCTGCCGATGTAATTACGACTATTGGAAGGACAGAATAGCCACGCTACAGGAAAGGCAGGGTGTTCTAAGCCTTCGCCAATGGAGCGGGAAGCCGTACCAAAAGCACACGAAGCAGGAAAAGATAATGGACGTACCCGCGTCTATTGTCGAGGTTCAGCCGCTCGTTATACGCAGGACGTTAGAGAAGCAAGAGGTTTTTACAGAGCAAGACCCGAAGCCATACGCAACGAACAGAACCTACAGCTTCGAAGCAAGCGTAGACGGGAACCCGGTAAATATTGCATGGCTGGCGGCTAACGACGGCCTAACGGAAGAGGACTTTAAGGCGTGGTTTAACCCCGTCTTCGACGACTACGCAAAGAAGATACAGCTTTCCAAAGAAAGCAAGGTATTAGAGCCGTCAGAGATTACGCTAAAGTTCGCGGTTATTCAGTTTACGACATTCAGATATTAACAGCTTATGGACGCAAAGGCATTTTTTGAACTTACGGCGCAGATGAGAGACGCGCAAAAAGCCTACTTCAAGACCCCGGCTGCAGCCTATAGGCAGAAGCAGGACTATTTAGAGCAGAGCAAACGACTCGAAGCCGAGTTAGACGCGGAGATTAAGCGGGTACGCGACATCTTAGCCCGTGAGCAGTACAAAAAGCAGAACCCCACCCTTCCGGGGTTTGGCTTTGACGAAGAACTACTAAACAGGGAAAACTATGAGTAAGAAGCCGTACAGGTTTACCCACAAATGCTGCTATAATTGCTGGCATCATTTAGCCTTTGAGTTCCACCCTTCCGGCGATACGGTAGTATGTCCGTTTGAAGCGCAGAAGACATATAGGACGGCAGATGGCAGGGAGTACGTAGGCGTAGACTACAGCAAGAAGAAGCCAGCGGACTCGCGCCCTTGCAGCAAGTGGAGAATAGACACCAACATCCCGAAGGGTTCAAAGTGGGAGTTCTTAGAGCCTGTACAACTTGAATTAGCATTTAATTTTTAACAACAAACAATTATGAACAGCAACGTAGTAATAGCACCGGGTACGATTGAAGACCCGAAGTTTGACACCCAGCTTTTGGGAGTGATTGAAGACTATAAGGCCAGCTACAAGAAGAAGCAGGCAGAGGTAGGAGAACTAAAGGCTACCCCGTTTTCGCGTCTTTGGCACGAAGGAAAGACTACTTTGGAATACCTAAAGCCGGAGTTCCAAAAGATAGCCAACAAGAAAAGCGACCTGACTAAGAGCCGACGCGACCTTATAGGCTCGTTAGTGTTTGAAGCCGCAAAGCGCACGGTACTGATTAAGCAAGCCGAACGCGCCCAGCGTATAGCAGAGAAGGCCAACGCCCGCGTAGAAGCGGAGGAAGCTGGGATAGAAACCAAGCAGCCCGGCATCGTAAAGCAGAAGGGCAGCAAGCGCAAGGCCAAGAAACTCCAAAAGAAAGGCAAGAAATGAGCTACGCCGACATTTGGAAGAAAGCACAGGCAGAACAGGCCGGAGCCAAGGAACGCAAACCCCAGCGGCACGAAGAAAGCCGTTTGCAGGAATCATGCGTAACATGGTTCCGGCTTCAATACCCGAAGCTGGCCTTACTTCTTTTTGCGGTTCCGAACGGTGGAAAGCGAACGCACAGAACCATCGTAGTAAACGGGCGCGTTATAACCTACAGCCCGGAAGCAAAGCAGATGAAGAAGGAAGGCGTAACGGCGGGAGTGGCAGACCTTATCCTACTTAAGCCTTCCGGCGGCTACGCTTCCCTTTGCATAGAGATGAAGACGACAGAAAAGGGCAGCGAACAGAGAGAGAGCCAAAAGGCATGGCAGAAGGCAGCAGAGGAAGCCGGGAACAAATACGTAGTTTGCCGGACGCTTGAAGAGTTTATGGCCGTAATAAACGAATACTTACACCCGGAAAAGAAAAGTAAAAAATAAGCAGGTTAAAACAGACTTATTTTATATTCATGGTGTAACACGCTGAAACACAAAGAATTAAAACAGGGAAATAAGAGAAGTTTAAGCGAAATTTAAGCGAAAAGCGAAGTTTTCACGAAGTATTTTAGCGGACTTTCGTATTAAGATAATACGAAAGTTCGTTATCTTTGCACCCGTGAAGCAAAAAGCAACGGATATGAAAGTACAGGAAGACAAGAAGAAACACTTTGTAGCTGGCTTTATTATTACCGCAGTAATAAGCCTGTTCTTTGGCTACTTAGTAGGCGCAGCCGCCGCGATTGTAGCAGGAATAGGAAAAGAAGTTTACGACAAAGTAACGGGCAAGGGTACGCCGGAAGCGTTAGGCTTTGTGGCTACAGCAGCCGGGACAGTTACAGCTATTGCCATTTCCTTAGTTTCTTCCCTTCTGTGGAACTTGATTATTTAGCTTTTTCTTTGTAGTTGAAACCATATAGCTGAGCGACGGCGACGCACCACGCCGAAGCTGGGAAGGGCGGCGGCGAATAACCCCGCCCTTCTTTCTTTCAGAAAGTGGCAGAAAAAAGAAGAAATGAAAAAGAAACAAGAAAAGAAAACGGCAAAAGTGGACTTCGGCAGCATAGACCTCCCGAAGCTCGACCTTTCCGGCTTAGACTTGCCGAAGGTCAAAGCCACACGCGCCCCGGAGGAAGAACAAACCGACCGGGCAATGCCTACGCGCTATACACCACCACTGCCACCGATAACGGGAATACCCGTACTATACAAGAACGCGGCAAAGATGGCGCGTGAATTGAAGGTTACGAACGGAACCCGGTACGACGCTATAGTAAGCGGCGACTTTGTGTTTGGCGACTTTATAGCAGCCTACATTTGGGAGCACAAGATACACGTAGAAAAGATGCTTATCAGCACCCTGTCAGTAAACCAAAAGAACGTAGAAGCGTTAGCCCGGCTTATGGATAAGGGCTACATTCAGCAGTTAGACATGCTTCTTTCGATTTACTTCTACGGAAACGAGCGTTACCAGCTTATTCCCTTCATACGCAGAAAGCTCGACAAAGAAAACCGCTTCCAGCTTGCAATAGCTGGTATTCATACTAAAATAGTTCAGTTCCTAACAAGCGACGGCGACAAGATTGTAGTAAGCGGTTCAGCGAACCTAAGAAGCTCCGGCAACGTAGAGCAGTTCACGATAGAAGGGAACCCGGTACTATACGACTTCTACGAAGAATGCTTTACGAAGGTTATGGAGCGTTTCGGCACTATTCAGAAGGATATAAGACACCACCAGCTATGGGATGTTATAAGTAAACAGAAGTTCAACGATTAAAAAGTAATGATTATGATGGCAGCAGCACTATTATTCAGTTTGGCAGCTATTATTATTTTGGCAATAGCAGCAAAGCAAGAGTTCAGCACACCGGGAAACGACATAGTTATGAAAGCCGAAGGCGACGGCGGTAGCGGAAGCGGCGGCGACAGCGGCGGCTGGGATTTCTCGAACGACGATTTACCATTTTAACACCGTTCAGCTATGGAAGAGAAGAAACCAGCGAAGACCGGGAAGACGATAGACCCGGCGAAGCTACAGCAGAGCGTTATTATTCCTTTGTCGCAGCTTGAAACGAACAAGGGGCAAATTCCGGGAGTTCCAGCCAACCCCCGGAATATTGACGTAGTAAAGTTCAAGAAGCTAAAGGGCAGCATAGAGGAAAACCCCGAAATGCTATCCCTGCGCGAAGTGTTGGTTTACCAGCACGAAGGGAAGTACGTTATTATTGGCGGTAACATGCGTTACCGGGCTTTGAAGGAATTAGGCTATAAGGAAGCCATTTGCAAGGTTATCCCAGCCGGAGCCACCCCGGAGCAGCTTAGAGCCGTCACGATTAAGGATAACAACAGCTTTGGAGAGTGGGATTTTGAAGCGTTAGGCAACCTTTGGAACGCCGAGGAATTAGACCGCTGGGGAATAGACCTGCCACCGATGGACGGCGAAGTTAAGGAAGACGAAGCAGAGGAAGACAACTTCAACCCGGCCAGCGTAACCGGGAAACCGAAGGCAAAGGAAGGCGACATCTTCCGGCTGGGTAAACACCGCCTTATTTGCGGCGACAGCACGGAACCCGAAGTTTTGCAGATACTCATGGGCGACCAAAAAGCGGACTTATTGCTAACCGACCCGCCTTATAACGTGGATTACAGCAGTAAGAACGAAGCACTAAACGCAGCAGACAAAGGGAACCGAGTACAAAAGGACATAGCAAACGACAAAATGGAAGGTTCAGCTTTCCAAAATTTCCTGTTTGCAGCCTTCAATAACGCGAACCCGTACCTTAAGCCCGGCGGCGCGTTCTACATTTGGCATGCAGGAACGGAAGGCTTGAACTTCAAACTTGCAATTCAGCGCGTAGGCTGGGAGCTTAAGCAAATACTTATCTGGGTAAAGAACAATATAGTATTAGGAAGGCAGGACTACCAATGGAAACACGAACCCTGCCTATACGGTTGGAAGCCCGGCGCGTCGCATTACTTTGTAGCACGGCGCGACCTGATTACGATAACGGAAGACGAAGCCCTCGATCTAAACGCGCTAACGAAGCAGGAGCTTAAGGACTTGCTTACAAAGGTTCTTAGCCTACCTACTACCGACATACACGAAGACAAGCCGTTAAGAAGCGCAGACCACCCCACCATGAAGCCGCTGAAGCTTATGGGAAGACTTATTAAGAACAGCACACGCCCCGGCGAAGTAGTATTAGACCCGTTCGGGGGAAGTGGCAGCACAATGATGGCGGCGGAGCAGTTAGGACGCGCTTGTTATATGGTAGAGTTAGACCCTGCCTATATTGACGTTATTTGCAAGCGTTACGAGGAATTAACAGGAGAGAAGGCGGAATACTTAGGCAACTTCAAGACGGAAGCCAAGTAACACCGAAGAAAATACGAATTAACACCGATATGGCAAACGAGCAGAATCTACGCCCAGCGTGGAAGAAAGGAGAAAGCGGCAACCCGAAGGGAAGACCCAAAAGCCGCGTTTCCGAATTTCGCGTTAAGATTATGGGCAAGGCTGGCGCAAAGAAATTCTACGGAATAAGCGCGACAGAAGTAACGGAGTGGTACGAACTACTCCTTACTGCGGATTTGTCAGAATTGAAGGCGTTAGCAGCAGAGGAAACAACCCCGGCACTTGCAAAGACCTACGCACGGGCTATTATTGCGGATATGAACGCAGGTAAGACCAGCACTATAGACAGGATATCCGAAAAGCTTTACGGCAAAGCCATTCAGCGCGTAGAACATACAGGCGCGGACGGCAGCGACCTAATACCAGCGCGGACGCTTACCAAAGACGAAGCACGGGAGCTGTTCAGCGAATTAGAAAAGGAGTATTAAATGGAAGGGTACAGGGATATAGATATTATTAAGACGTGGACGCTACAGGGTACGCTAAACTTCACGCGCTACTTTTTTAAGGAAAAGTTTAAGCGTAAGTTTGTCGTAGGAAAACACCACGTAGCAATAGCGAAAGCCCTCGACAGGGTTTTAGCAGGGGAAAGTACGCGCCTTATAATAAATATAGCACCCCGTTACGGAAAGACAGAGTTAGCCGTAAAGAACTTTATAGCTATGGGTTTGGCTATTAACCCGAAGGCGAAGTTTATACACCTTTCCTATTCCGACGATTTGGCGAGAGACAACAGCCGGGGAGTGCAGGAAATACTACGGGAAGACAGCTATAGGCGTTTGTTTCCGGGTACGAAGCCCACCAGCGTAAACACACGCAAATGGTTCACTACGGAAGGCGGCGGACTTTACGCCGTCAGTTCAGCAGGACAGGTAACAGGCTTCGGAGCTGGCATCGTGGACGAGGAAAAGGAAGAGGAAGACGAGTTAGCCGCAGAAGTGGAAGAGTTAGCCAGCGTCAGCGACGGCACGTTTGGCGGCGCGATAGTGATAGACGACCCTATTAAGCCCGATGACGCGCGAAGCGAGACGGTACGCGAGAAGGTAAACCAAAAGTTCGAGACCACCATCAGAAACCGCGTAAACAGCCGAAAGACCCCGATAATTATTATTATGCAGCGTCTGGACGAAGAAGACCTTTGCGGCTACCTTATGCGGCTTGAACCCGAAGAATGGGAAGTATTGAGTTTGCCAGCTATTGAGTACGACGAACAGGGCAACGAACAACCGCTTTGGGCGTTTAAGCACACCTTAGAGGAACTACACGCCCTACGCGACAAAAATAGCTTTGTCTTTGATACGCAGTACATGCAGAACCCACGACCGATTGCAGGACTCATGTACGAACGCGGCTTCACTACTTACGAAGCAGTACCGATAACAAGGAAGCGGAAGGTAAAGGCGTATATAGACACGGCGGACACGGGCGCGGACTTCCTATGCTGCATTATATACGTGGAAACGGAAATAGGTAACTTTATTCTTGACGTGTACTATACAACCGCGCCGATGGAAACGACAGAGAGCGAGACAGCCCGAAGGCTAACGCGCTTTGAAGTGGAAGAATGCGTAGTAGAAAGCAATAACGGCGGTAGAGGGTTCGGGCGTAAGGTTTGCGAGAACTGCCGCATCTTAGGCAACAGGAAGACAAGCTTTACCTACTTTACGCAGACAGAGAACAAGGACGTTCGCATCTTCAACCATTCTAACGAGGTGCAGAACCTTTGCTTTTTCCCGGAACGCTGGAACGTACTATTTCCACAATTCTACAAAGCCATTACGCAGTATAAGAAGGAAGGCGGCAACAGCCACGACGACGCACCTGACGCGCTTACGGGTACGGTAGAGAAGAGAGCGCAACAGGCGCAGAACCTTACAAGGATTTTCGGATAAACAAAATAATTGTAGAACCCAATAAAATTGTAAAGACATGAACGAAGACGAAAGAACACTTACGATCGACCAGCTATTAGCGGAGAGCGTAAAAGAAGGCGCAGACATCGGCGCAGTAGTTACGGAGTTGCAGAGCGGCAGAGTAACAACCCAGCCCAAAACAACGGAGTACCAGCAGCAAATAGAACCTAAGCTGCACGACGTTATGGACACGAAGAAACGCCCCGACAAGCTTGTAGTAGTGGATAAGAACGCGGAAGACTACGGCGAGGTTAAGAACGTGAACCCGAACGCGGAGCTACAGCGCGAAGGCGTTAGGATTGAACCTGTAGCGCGTATAGCTTTGGCTATTCAGCGACTTATCAGAGACCGCGCCGTAAGCTTCACTTTCGGCAACCCCGTAACTTACGCCAGCAACCCCGAAGACGACAAGCAGACACGGGTATTACAGGCTATAAAGCGCGTCTTCTACGATACGAAGATTAGCACCGTAAACCGAAGGGCAGCGCGTAACATATACGGCACTACAGAGGTAGCCGAACTTTGGTATCAAGTGGAAGGAGAGGAACACGAACTTTACGGCTTCAAGACAAAGAAGAAGTTTAAGGTAGCCCTGTTTAGCCCGGCGTTTGGAGATACGCTTTACCCGTACTTCGACGAGAACCGCGACATGGTAGCGTTTAGCCGTGAGTTCAAGCGCAAAGGCGCAGACCTTAAGACGCGCACCTACTTTGAAACCTACACGAAGGACTATCACTACCTTTGGAGCTGCGAGAACAAGGAAGACGGACAGGCTAACGGACAATGGGAGCTTATGCCGGGTTATCCTAAGAAGCTTGCAATAGGCAAAATTCCCGTAGTGTACGGCTGTCAGCCCAAAGTAGAATGGGAAGACGTACAAAGCCTTATAGAGCGTTTGGAAAAGCTACTTTCAAACTTCGCAGACACGAACGACTACCACGCCAGCCCGAAGATATTTGTAGAAGGCAAGATTATAGGCTTTGCCCGTAAGGGAGAAGCTGGCGGCATTATTGAGGGAGAGGAAGGCGCAAAAGCGCAGTACCTTAGCTGGCAGAGCGCACCCGAAAGCGTGAAACTTGAAATAGAAACCCTGCTTAAGATGATTTACACCATAACGCAAACGCCCGACATTTCGTTTGATACCGTGAAGGGAATAGGAAGCGTTAGCGGTATAGCCCTTAAGCTTCTGTTCATGGACGCGCACCTAAAAGTACAAGACAAGTGCGAGATATTCAACGAGTACATCCAGCGGCGTATTAACGTCGTTAAGGCGTTCTTAGCAATAGCCAACAAGCAGGAACAGGGATGGCAGGAAGCCGCCGAACATTTGGTAGTAGAGCCTATTATTACACCGTACATCATCGAAGACGAGCAAAGCAAGATTAACATCCTTACTGCCGCCAACGGAAACAAGCAGATTGCAAGCCGTAAGGCTACCGTTCAGCGTTTGGGCTGGGCGGACGACGTGGACGAGGAAATAAAGGCGATAGAAGCAGAGGAAGCCCAAGAAAACAGCTTCTTACAGGGCGAACCGACTATTTAACGCCTAAGAACGTATTACTTTAATACAACAGAAGCCCGTAGAGCGCGTTTCGCCTCGCGGCTGGTATAATTACCCACCCAACAGGCAAAACGCGCTTAAAACGAATTTTTCAAGAAAATAACTATGCCAAACGACAGGGAAAAACTTATTATAAAGCTTAAAGGCTTCGACGCAGCGCACTACAGGCGAACGGAAGCTTACGCCCGTCAGATTGAAAAGCTTTGCAATTTGGCGGCGAGCGAATACGCATCGTTAGCAGGTACGCTGTTTCAGCCCGACCTAAACAAGCCGTTCAACTTCGACGACTACCCACAGACCAAGAAAGCAGCAGCGCAGGTAACGCAGGGATTAGCGAAGAAGATACAGGGCGTTATAGTTAGGGGAACGGCGGCAGAGTGGAGAGCAGCCTGCGACAAAAACGACGCTTTCCTAAAGTCTATACTTCGCACTTCACGGCTAACCCCGGAAGAAGCGGAGCAGTACCAAGCGCGTAATTTGGAAGCCTTGCAGTCATTCCAGCAAAGGAAGGTAGAAGGCTTAGGGCTTTCCCAGCGCGTATGGAAGTACGTAGGCGATATTAAGGACACGATAGAACTCGGTATAGACGTAGGGTTAGGCGAAGGCAGAAGCGCACAGCAGCTAAGTAAGGACTTACGCCAATGCCTACAGCAGCCCGACAAGCTTTTTAGACGGGTACGCGATAAGTACGGCAACCTTAGACTAAGCAAGGCGGCGGCACTATACCACCCAGGACAGGGCGTTTACAGAAGTTCAGCGCGTAACGCCCAGCGTTTGGCACGTACAGAGGTAAACATGGCTTACAGACAGGCGGAGTATTTACGCTGGCAGCAATTAGACTTTGTTGTAGGTATTCGTATTTGGCTAAGCAACAACCACACCGTATTAGACAGCAAGGGCAGACCCCAGCCGTTAGTAGATATTTGCGACGAGCTAAAAGGCGACTACCCTAAGACCTTCCGTTTTGTTGGCTGGCATCCACAATGCCGATGCCAAGTTACGCCTATTCTTGCAGACTACGACGAATATAACAAAGACCGGGGCAACAGGCTTAAGGCTATTGTTCGCGGACAGGCTTACAAGTCTATGCCTTCACGCAGACAGGTAACAGCAATGCCCGAAAACTTCACGCAGTATATAGACAGCATACGCGAACGCGCCAAAGGCTGGAAGAGCCAGCCCTACTATATACGCGACAACTTCAAGGGCGGCACGATCGATGGCGGACTAAAGGCAGGAGTAGCGGAAACGATGAAGGGAGCAAGCCAAACCAGCAAGCCGATAAAGAACAATACCGAACCATGTACGGAGTTTGACGCAAGGATAGAGGGGTTAAAACGCTGGGCTTACGCATTTGGTTTGAACTTGACTAAAGCCGACACCCTACGGCTTGAAGGTAAACGCGCAGAGCTTGAAGCGGAATTAGACAGGTTAGACGAGATTGCAGAAAAGCGACAGGAAGAATGGCTGTTAGCAATAGCAGAGCTTCAACAGGTACGAAACCAAATAAGCAAGCTTAACAAGGCTATAGCGGACAAATATACGGCTATTTGCGGCGCGAACAGATGCGAAGCAGGAAAGTATTACGCGGATTGTATTAAGAACCTTAAGGAAGCAAAGATACAGGCGGAAGCGGACTTAAAGAAGGCTATAGCAGAGGAAGCAAAGAAGGAATACTCCAGCAACATGCCCGAAGAGCTTAAGGACGGACGGGCTTACTTATTGGGCGAAAAGTACGTATTTAGTAAGGCGTTTTTCGATAAGTTGAAGTATATGCCAACTTTGAAGATACCGCACACTAATAAGGGAAGCTACGAAAGTAAGTTAGGTAGGGAAGTTGTATTAGACAACGATACACGCGCACAGCGTTCTCCGTGGGAGAAGAAAGCCGTAGTTTACCATGAGTTCGGACACGCCATCGGCGACCAGCGCGACATCATACACGGCTACAAGCCTTTGCAGGATTTGAGGGAAAAGCAGATAGCAAGGCTTCGTAAGAAAGTGAAGACAACCGTAACGGATTATAAGTACGACTACGCAACAGGAACGTACAAAACCACTACGCGCCAAACTTCTATAATGTACGCTAAGCAGCTTTCGGCAAGAATAGACGCAGTTTATGAGCGTCTGAAAAAGTTTGGCGACGACGTATTTACACGTAGGGGAATAACCAAACACGACGCTTTGGAACAGATAGGAAGCCTACAGGACACACTAAAAAGCTTAGTTAATAGTAACGGCGTAGGCTGGGGGCACAGCACAAGCTATTTTAACAGCTTAAGCATGAGAAGGCATGAGTATTTGGCACATTGCTTTGAAAACGCCTTCTTAGGAAACAGAGCCTTTGAACACTTCATGCCTACGGAATACAAGGAAATGATAGACTTAATTAAGAGCCTACCCTACTAAACGAGGTATAACGCGCCGTCAGCAATAGAACCCAAGTAAGTAGCTTTAGCTGGCGGCGTTTCATTCTTACCCGGATAGACGGCGACCAAAGAACGCCCATTAGTGAGACATTCGCGCAGGATTGCCCCTGCCTTCTTTGGCGAAGGTTCTACGATCAAGAGAAGGCGAACTAAGCTAACTTCTTCGTCTTCGTTAGAGTTGTAAAGGAAACCTTCTACTAAGGCTTCGTTAGGAAGGGCGGTTAAAGGCTTAACGCCCTTTGTCGTTTGTACGTTTGGGGTTTTCATATCATATCGTTATTTATTTCTTCAACAGGAAGCGGCGCACCTTCTACGGGCGGATAGAGGAAGCGCACAACGTCGTTATAGCGGCTCGCCCATTTCTTGAAGTAGTGAAGGCACAGGGGGCGGAAGACACGCGGAAGCTTATTGT